ACGCCTATGGGCTATCCCCTGCCTGCGATGCAGGCGAGGGTGCCAGTGTTCACTATAGCGTTGCTCCGTAATTTGAATGTAAATGAAGGACTGCGCTCATGCTGACTCCGTCAATAACAACAATAATAACAAGAAACAGGGTCGGCGGCTCATGCCAGTAGTGTCAGTGAGCCTGAGTGAAACAGGATATGAGGGATATACAAGCCTCACAAAAGGGCTGAGAAGCAAAATAATTGATAGAATGTTGTGCGATTATGCTTTGAAGAGAGCGCATACCGTGATCAATGAAGAACATCTCTCAGTTCATGATGTCATGAAAAGGCAATTTCACTTTACGCAGACGATGCAACAGAGTCAAGATGAAATCAAAAGACTCAAGGCCGAGTTGAAGGAGTTGAAAGAATGAAGTGCATCTGCCTTTATGTTCCGTTAGTCGAGGGTGTAGGTGTAATCCATCCTGTCCTCCTTGTAGATCGGGATTGCCCGATTCACGGAGTTCGATCTAAGTGAACCGCTGGCATTGTGAGATTCTGGAAGTCGGGGAAGCTCTCCTGGAGGAGGATGACTTCGTTCCTCATCACATCGTCATCATGTGGTCGAAAGAGGGGGGGGTTATCGGACTCGAGTTCGACATCTGCGATATTAGAACGATATGCTTGCTGTGTGGGAACGGTACGGACTGTTGCACCTGCTAACCTCTGAACGAAGAGAAGTCATGAGTAGGCCCTGACTGTCTCATCTGTTCCTTTGTCATCGACCAACGCCCTTCGATGTTCCGCTTGTACCATTCAGTCTCATCGAGCCCATAGCCCTCAATCTTGTGATCGGGATCAATAAGCCATAATACCAAAAGAGGCAAAATCAGTAGACCGACTCCGGTCTCGGCAAGCATCGCCTTTCCGAAGGAGGGGTATATCCCTGCTTTGACTCCTATTGCTGCTTGAGGCGCTTGAATAATACCTTGAGTCGCCAGAAACCCAACCCCTCCACTTACGAGTTCAGGAATTCCAGAGTAGTGAAAGTAGGCATCAGCCATCTCAGGAGGGAGAGGAGCGCCAGTAACGATACCGAACTTTCCAAGTCGGGGTCTCTCCCACTTCCCTCTTCGAGCAGTGGTGTTAGTGTTCGAATGTTTGACAATTGTTTTCTGTCCTGGATGATTGTGACCTATTGCCATCAGTCAGCGCCACCTTGGATAACATAAGAACGGCGAAGTCTCTCCATCCAGACTAGATCCTTTTCCTCAGTAGTGATTGAGTTAATTACATAATTCACCGGATATACTGAGAATGTCCCGGAATCGCCTGCACCAAGGACGGAAATTAAGCGAGTGATATGCAATTTGTCAGTTGCAATAGGTGACCCACCACCAAATGAATCAGCCGCGGTGGTAACTAAAGTGAAAGTCTCTGCCGCGCTCTGTGATTGAGAAATCCATTCACCATAGATGAGCTGCATGATGTCAACTCCCCCATCAAATCCAAGCATAGGAAGAAAGCCCGGAACTCCAAGAGTTGGAGGGAGAAGTTCTGCATCAGAAATTTTCCTTGATGAAACAAAATCATATTCAAAAACATTAGTAACTCCGTTAGCCGCTGTGGTAGGAAATGATCGTTGGACATCGACTGTCTGAATGAAGTTCGTTAATTCGTCCTTGGTCCAACCAGCGAGATCGATATAACCTCTCCACACCCAAGTCTGGTGATTAGCGCCTTCCTGAATTATTTCCCATCCTTCTGACGATGTCCCCCCCATGAAGGTGGAAGTCTGAGAGGCGAAATCAATGTCGATAACATGGACGCCTGGAATTTGCTTGATTAGTTGATGAGCTTCGAATTCAGGCATCTTACTTCATCCTCTTTGCTTTTGCATGGGCCTTCTTTGCCAGGGTGGCGAACGGTGTTCGAGGATGCTTCTTCTTGAGTGCCTTGTACGCGCGCGCGTACTTCTTGTTGTATGCTGAAGCCTTGCGCTTGACCTTCTTACCTGAGGACCGTAGAACGCGTTTTACGCCCCTTGCGCCTCTCCGCACCAAGGGCCGGCATGCTCGTTCAGCAAATGCAGCTGCAAGGATTGGATCTACTCCCTTCTCTTCGAGCGCCTTCTGGGCTAATCCGCATAGAGCCCGGGCTGCCGAATCACTGAGAGCGTCCATTCGGACACCTCAGTTGTCAGCCGCCGTACTCTGAATTGCTATTGCCATCCAGTCCTTGGTGTTGAGTTTGACTATTCGGCACTTAATCCGCACTGTGACATAGACCTCATGAGTTCCGCCGGTAGCTGCTGCGAAGTTGGCGACATTCACATACAGGTTATCATTGACTACTGTTCGAGCCTGGTCTAACTTCCCAAAGACATCTGGGTACATGTCAGCTGCAAAGGTTCCGATGTTGTTGTTCACCAGGACACCGGCTAGATCGGTGCCTCCGATATTGAGAGAGGCAGAAGCAACGAGGGTATTGTCATCTGCCCTGAGCATGTTTGCACCGGGGTTTAGATCGGCCACTTGACACTCGATAGCACCAGGAGAGACTAGCATATTCGTGAAATCAGATCCAAACGCACTTCCTCGCTGGAATATCCAATCTACGGATTCTATCGAAAGTGCTTGCTGGTCACCGACATCAACATACGCTCCCAAATCAATCGTTGCCTGTTGTACCGTTCCGCTCGGGTTCGAAGTCGGTAGCGTCACTACATCAGTGAGCCAAAAACTAGCTGTCTTGCTTGTTGCCATGTCTCCGCTGATGCGTGGTCGGTGTAAATAGTTCACTATCCCCTTACGTGGCCTCGTTGTAGGCAACGCCTATGGGCTATCCCCTGCCTGCGATGCAGGCGAGGGTGC